TAACAGAGAAAAACCTTGAAACCCTTATACAACTTTTAGAACCAATTTACGAACAAAACAAATTAGATTTAGGGCAAGAAGTTTTAGAAGAACAAAAAGAAAGTAAAATTTTAGCAAATAATCGTTAATAACTTAAATATGAAAACAGAATTAGTATCAGTAACAGAGGTAAAAGAGAACCCTAACAATCCACGTTTAATAAACAAGGACAAGTTTAAAAAGTTAGTTAGTAGCATAAAACAGTTTCCTGAAATGCTACAACTAAGACCTATTGTAGTGAATGAAGAAAACATAATTTTAGGTGGTAATATGAGATACAAGGCTTGTATAGAAGCAGGGCTTGAAAAAATACATATCATAAAAGCTAAAGACCTAACTGAAGAACAACAAAAGGAATTTATAATAAAAGACAATGTAGGTTTTGGCGAATGGGACTTTGATACACTTGCTAATGAATGGAATAACGAAGAACTAATTGAATGGGGACTAGACGTACCTGTTATGAATGAAAAAGCAGAGATTGAAGAACAGGAAATAGAATTTAGCGAGTACTTAGAAGAAAGCCACAATTACGTTGTTTTACTATTTGACAACGATATTGATTGGTTAAGCGCACAAACTCACTTTGAACTAAAAAGCGTTTATAGTAAAAGACAGAACGGAAAGCCTTGGAGTAAAGGCATAGGCAGAGTAGTTAATGGTGCTGAGTATTTAAAAAAATTAAAGAATGGATAATATTTACATACCTTCTTATAATAGACACGACAAAGTAAGTACATACGAATTTTTAGGTGTAGGCAATATTGTAGTACCGCAATCTCAGGAAACGCAATACAAAAAAAGATATGGAAACGCAGTAATGGCTATACCTGATAATAAAGACGGTTCTGTAAATAAAAAACGTAATGCTATAATAGATTTAATAAAAGAGCAACAGAGTGACAAATCGGCTTGGGTAATTGACGATGATTTAAAAGGAATTAAAAGAAAAAAAGAAAACATAATTTTAACTGCTGATGAAACCTTAGAACTATTTGAGATTGTAGAAATTATGGCAAAAGATATGAACGCAAAATTTGCAGGATTTGATTATAGCGAGGACAATATGAAACTCAAAGATATGGCTCCTTTTAGTTTAACTAAACCAAGTTTTCATACTGTTTTTATAAATGTTAGTGACGGAATAAGATACGATGAAAGATTAAGAGTACAAGGAGACTTAGAATATTGGATACATAAAATGGCAGTCAATAGGTATTGCTTAAAATTTAACCAATACGTTGCATTAACTGATAACGAGGACGGTGGTGCAGATAGTGTAATAGGTTATGATAAAAATGACAGATTTAAAGGTGCTATTGCTATAAATAATAAATATGGCAGAAAAATTATAACTCATAATAAAAGAGGAAACCAAAAATTTACAATACCAATCAAAGGAGTATGAAAATTTACGCACCAAGTTACAAAAGAGTTGACGGAGTTAAAACTCACAAATTAATACCTGACATTATTTACTGTGTTGCAGAGTTTGAAGCACAGAAATATATTGACAAGGGTTACAATGTAGAAGTAATACCAAACGAGGTTCAGGGCAACGTTGCTAGGGTACGAAACTATATGCTAAAACATTTCGTAAAAGACAAGGGCTTAATAGTTGACGATGATATTGAAGCATTTAAATATTGGAGTTTAGAAAATGGACTACCGAAAGCTAAGAACATAGAAGACATACACGAATTTATAGAGCAGGGCTTTAATCTTTGCGAACAATTTGGGTGTAGGTTATGGGGCATAAATATAATAGGGGACAAGGGCAGTTATAGAGAATACACACCGTTCAGTTTAACTAACCCTATTTCTGCTGCATTTATGGGTTTTATAAATAACAAGCTAACCTTTGATGAACGCATACCATTAAAAGAAGATTACGACTATTCAATACAAAACTGTAACGTTTACAGAAAATTGCTTAGGATAAACTTTGCTTATATGGTTAAGAAAGACCACGCTAATTTAGGCGGTTGTGCTGAAATGAGAACTAAAAGTTTTGAACTAGACCAACTAAAACTATTGCAGAAGAAGTGGGGCAAAAGAATAGTGAAAAACGATACAACACAAAAGGGTAAAAAAGCAAAAGGATTTGATATAAACCCAATAATTAAGATACCAATAAAAGGCATTTAAAATGAACAAAACCGAACATAATAAAAAAGCAATACTAGAAGCATTAGAAAAATCGCTAGGAGTTGTTACTACCGCTTGTAAAATTGCAGGAGTAGGTAGGACACAATTTTATCAATGGCTGAAAGACGATAGTGAATTTAGAAAACAAGTAGACGATGTTGCTAACATAACATTAGACTTTGCAGAAAGCCAATTACATAAACAAATAAAAGACGGTTCAGTACCTGCTACAATATTCTATTTAAAGACTAAAGGCAAGAACAGGGGTTATGTAGAAAGGCAAGAAATTTCAGGAATAGACGGACAGAAATTATTTGAGATAAAAATACTAGACACAGATAGTGGAAATACAGACGAACAAAGTATTTAGGCACTGCGACAATGCTACTAAAAAAATATTAGTTGAACAGGGTGGAACTCGCTCAGGTAAAACTTACAATATCCTGCTATGGATAATATTCAAATATTGTTACGAGAATAGTAAGAAAACTATAACAATATGCAGAAAGACGTTTCCTGCAGTTAGGGGTACGGTTATGCGAGACTTTCTAGACATACTTAAAATACACCAATTATACAATGAAGAAAACCACGCTAAAAGTGCTAACGAATATTACATAAACGGAAACCTGATTGAGTTTATAAGTTTAGACCAACCACAAAAGATTAGAGGACGTAAACGAGATTTGCTATTTGTCAATGAAGCAAACGAGATAAACTTTGAAGATTGGCAGCAATTAATATTCAGGACTAACGACAGAATAATTATTGACTACAACCCTAGTGACGAATTTCATTGGATATACGATAAGGTACTAACTAGAGACGATGTAGAATTTTATCAAACTACTTACAAGGACAATCCTTTTATTAGTGAAGAAATAATACAAGAGATTGAAAGACTTAAAGATACAGACGAGAACTATTGGCGAGTTTATGGATTAGGGGAACGAGGGCAAAGTAGGTCGCTTGTATTTACGTTTCAAACTACAAAAGACATACCTACAGAAGCTAAACTAATCGCAAGAGGACTAGACTTTGGCTTTTCAAATGACAGTACCGCATTAGTAGAAACATACATACTAGACCAAAATATGTACGTTAATGAATTAATATACAGAACAGGAATGACAAACCAAGATATTGGTAACGAATTTGCTAGACTAAAACTAGACAGACGAGACGAAGTATTTTGCGATAGTGCTGAACCAAAATCAATAGAAGAAATACACCGTATGGGGTGGAATGTAAAACCGACCTATAAGGGCAGTATAAATATTGGTATTGATATGATAAGAAGATACAAATTAAATGTAACAGAGGGTAGCTTAAATATCATTAAGGAACTGAGAAACTATAAATATATAGAAGATAAAAACGGACAACTCACCAACAAACCTATTGACGCATTTAACCACGCTATTGACGCTTTACGTTATTCTATAGTTAATAAACTAGGCAGACCTAAGTACGGTACATACGCTATCAGATAAAAAATACAAAAAAAAGTTATTAAAATTTGTTTATAACATTTATTTGTTTATCTTTGAAGTGTTAAACAATAAAACACAGAAATTATGACAACTATTAAAGTAACAAAATTAGAAAAATTAGTATTAGAAGCATTAGCAAAAGAAATGTATGCAGAGTTTACCTTTAGTGACGTAGACATTAACGATATGGTTAGAGAAACAAAATTAAGTGCTAACGTATTAAGAGGTGTTGCAAGTTCACTAATTAAAAAAGGCTTTTTAATGATTGATGACAATGGGTGTACAGGAAGTGATAGACATTATATTTGGTATTTAGACCACGAAGCTCAAACACTTGTGCCACATTGGATTGAGGATTATGCAGATTGGACAGAGGATACTAACACATACGAATTTGTAGCAGAGTAAATTAATCAGGGGGGCGAAAGCCCCCTTTTAAATAATAAAACAATGAAAACATTTGAAACTACCATTTATTACCACGACGTTGAATTAGAAGTAACATACGAATTCACACCTGCAGAAGCAGACACTCACGACTATCAAGGTTGCGACGCAGTAGCAGAGATTATTGAAGTTAACGTAGAGGGCAGAGACATTATTGGAATACTTACAGAAGACCAATTAGAGGACATTGAATACTTAGTAATAGTTGAACATATGAACTCTTAATTATGAAAGAACGTGCAATTAAAAGAATACTAGATTTAACAGACGGTTGGACTAAAGAAGAACTAGAAAACATTGAGGACACACTAGAACTAGTAGCACTAAGCTATGATGTAGAACAAGCAATTAAATTTAGAAAGATATGAAAACACAACTAACAGACTTAAAAGACGAGTTAAAAGAAGTACGACAATCAATTAGGTTGTGTGAATACGAAAAAGCAGAAAACACTTATTTTTACAAGTGGCTAAAAAACAAAGAAGACAAAATACTTTGTACTATTATAAATATTCAGTAAATTAAACACGAACAATAAAAATCAAACCAATGAGAATTAGAGTAAAAAATTTAAAAAGCAAAAGTGGTAATGATATTGCTAATCAATTCATTATCCAAACTAACAGAGGAACTTACTTTCAGTCTTACCAAAGCATTATAGTCTTTAAAAGAAATGACGGACAAGTATTTTTAGACGAGAACTATTGGGACTATAGTGTAACAACAGGCAAGTACAGAAATATGTTTTTAGGCGAAACTATTGCAGATACTAGATTGAAGATTTTAAACAAGGAATATAAAGTTAAAAATCTAAACTAATGGGACGTACTAAAGAATTATACATAGAGCAAACTAATCAGATATGGGGCGGTAGAAATGGCGAAGTACATTTAGAAACTAATGACGGATTTATTATTACTTGGAATGCTAGAAGTTTATATGAAGACTTGCCTAGCTTAATTGCTCAGGCACATATAGAATTAGAACACGAACAAGAATGGCAACGACAGAAATGGTATGAACTCGGAAAAAAATTACAAAAAGACTACAAAAAATAATTCTGTTGTTTTAGTTGGAAACGGTGGCTCACTCTTAAACTCAAATAAGGGTGCAGCCATCAATTCTTTTATAGACGTTGTTAGGTTTAACAATTTCAGGATAAATGGATATGAAGCAGACGTAGGTACAAAAACTACAATTTGGTTTACGGTAAACTGCAACTTAGCTAAATTAAAAGGCAAATATAAAAAAGTATATTTTCATAGTTGGGAGTGGAACAGAAGTAAAACAAAGTGCTATTACACACTTTTAGGGGCATTTCCTGAACTTTTAAACACACAGAGGACTGATTGTATAGAAATTAAGAAAAAGTTGCCTAGCTATCCGCATATGGCTTTTAGCACAGGTTTAATTGCTATACATATATTATTAAAAGAATACGAGCATTTACATTTAGTTGGTTTTGATTGGCATTTAGATAAATACCCACACCATTACGCAGATACAGAACCAAGAGGACATTTACATAACGCACAGTTAGAGTGGAAATATATAAGCAGATTAAACAGAATGGGCAAAATAACTTTCTTATAATTAAAAATAAAAATAAAAAATCGTTAATACTATATGAAACTTAAAATTAATATACCTAGTAAATTATCAGAAATTACACTAGAGCAGTACCAAAAGTATTTGCAGTTGCTTGAAGACAATGAAGACGAAGCAGTAAATTCAATATTTTTTAGAATGAAATTACTAGAGATTTTTTGTGGCATACCATATCCTGAAATGCACAATATAAGAGTAAAAGACGTAGAAGAAATTGTACAAATTATTTTTGATACGCTAGACAATAAACCTGATTTGGTTTTAAACTTTCAAATGGGCGATACAGAGTTTGGATTTGTACCAAATTTAGAAGATATGACTTTTGGCGAATATATTGACCTAGACAATCACATTGGCGATTGGAAGAATATACATAAAGCTATGGCAGTATTATATAGACCTATAGAACACAAAAAAGGTGACAAATATATTATTCAGGAATACAAGGGAGACAATTACCACGATATTATGAAGTATATGCCACTTGACGCAGTTTTTGGCTCTATTGTTTTTTTTTATCATTTAGGCATAGATTGCACGAAAGGTATGACGAATTATTTGGAGGAACAAGCGAAACAGGAGGGCTTCGACAAGGCTTTGGACATAAGTGGGGTTGGTATCAATCAATATACTCACTTGCTAAGGGAGATATTAGACGATTTAAAAGTATCACTAGACTGAACTTAAATGAGTGCTTGACAATGTTAGCATTTTTAAAAGACAAAGCAGAAGTAGAAAACAAAATAATAAAACAAAAATTTAAACAGTAATGGCAACAGAAAATGCAGGTTCAATAAATTATTTACGATTAATAACTACTTTAGAAAGTCACTTGCGAGATATGGAATACGTAAACACCGTAACAACAGGTGACATAGCAGAAATTGATTTAAATAAAAGGACTATTTTTCCATTGGTGCATATAATAGTCAACTCAGTTGCTATGGGTGGCGATAGTGGTGTATTAACTTACAATATAACTATTATGGCTATGGATATTGTAAACGAGTTTAAAAGTGACGATGATAGCATAGAAGACCCATTACTATTTGGTAATGATAACGAGCAGTTTGTTTTGAATAATACGCTAACAGTCTTAAATAAGATTAATGAGTTTTTATACAGGGGTAGCTTACATAATGGAAACTTTGAAATACAGAGTGCAGGTAATTGTACACCTTTTTTTGACAGATTTGAAAACAGACTAGCAGGGTGGGCTTATACTGCTGATATTTTTGTGAATAATAACTTAGACATTTGTTACCCCTACTAATGGCAAAAAAAAACACATACCCACGAACTATGGCAATGATAACTCAGTTTAGAAATGAACTGATTGCCGAAATGAAAAAAAACCTACAACCTAGTAATGCTTCAGGCAGACTTTCCGATAGTATAAAAGGCACACCAATAACTATTGCAAACGACAAAGTTTCTTTTTCTGTAGAAATGGAAGACTACGCAGACTTTGTAGACAAGGGTGTAAAAGGCTCAAACCCTAGTGCTATGAAAAATGGAGTACAAAAAGCACCTAATAGCCCATACTCTTATAAGGATAAAATGCCACCACCTAAAGCATTAGATAGTTGGACGATAAGACGAGGTGTTGCACCACGAGACGAAAAAGGTAGATTTCTACCACGTAAGTCAATGAGGTTTGCTATTGCTAGAAGCATATTTTATCAGGGACTAAGACCTACGTTTTTTTTAACTAAAGCATATAAGAAATATTTAACCCCACAATTTGAACTAGATTTAATGTTAGCATATTCTAGAGACATAGAAGAAAATTTAAGACAATGAGTACAACAATAAAGCTAAGAAGTCCATACTACGTTAAAACAACACCAACAACGAATACTAGCTATGTAGCTATTGGTTTAAGAATGTGGCAAGGCAATATAACTTCTGCACCTGCAACTTATACATATAACTTAACAAAGTTTGTAGTAGATAACCAAGACTTTGTAATTTTTGAAATAAGTGCTTTAGGCAGGGATTATTTAAAACTTACTTACGACGGAACATTTTCTGCTGATAGTGCTTTGTTTTTACGATACGACTATACTTGTTATGATAGTACAGGCACTAGCTTATTTAGTTTCGGTGAAGTGCTACCCTGTGCAGACGGTTATACTGAGTTTAAAGACGGAATGAATTACAGACCTACAAATGAACATTTATTACAATCTAACCTATGTATGCAAGTACCTGTAAATGCGAAAACTTGTATTGCAGTAAATGGGGCTAACACTAATTCTGTTAAGTTTTATGAGCAAGGTGCAATAGTAAATAACGTAGGTGTAAGTTGGTTAAATAATACG